TGGTTTGCGATCTGGCGAACTCCGTGCGTTGGAGTGGTCCGACCTGGACTTCGATAATGGCGAGATTACCGTCAGCAAAGCTGTTGCCTACGATCGTCAGTATGTTTTTGAAGATGGCAAAAGGCACGAACGTGGTTCCATGATTATTAAGGACACCAAAACCGCAGCGGGTACACGCAAAGTTCCGATGATTGATTTCATCATTACCATGATGCGTGAGTTCAAGTTGGCATCGAAGCACAACGGAACCCGTGTATTTAACTCGCGCAGCGGTCACTTGATCGCGGACAGTAGGTTCCCCGAAATTTTGCTGAAGGCATGTAGCCAGGCAAATGTGGAGCGTATACGCTGGCATGATCTTCGACACTACTTCGCATCGCAGCTGCTTAAAGTCTATGGCAACGATTGGAATAGGATCAAGACATACATGGGACACACAAGCATCAAGACGACCATTGATGTGTACGGTCACTGGATCGAGAACGACGCTGAGAAACTAGCGAACAGAAACTTGCTGAATGACAAGTTGGGCAAGGTTGCAGCGCGATGAACTACATGGACACAAGAGCGTATCTGATCGACCCAGTTCGTAAAGCTGTGTTTCAGATCAAATACTCGTATCTGGGCGATTACATGGAAACAGCACATGCCATCAACGCACCCTATGTTGACGCTGTAAACCTGGACGACAAGCATTGCGTGTGGGTCGATGACGAAGGATTGTACCGTAAGCATTTGTGGTTTTGGGACATCAAATGTAAGTTCCATCCCGAAGGCAAACGGCTTGTGAATTTGGGATTGGTTACGGGGTACGACGAAGAAGGCGAAACCGTGCCACCCACTATGTCTTTTGATGAACTTAACGATATGCTTACCTTCGACCAGCATCCAGTGATACGGAAGGAGTAGGCATGAACACGATTAGTTTTACCAGGGAAAAAGTACAGCAGCTGCAAGCTTTGTACGACAAGTGCGTGGCAGAAGGTAAAGAGCAGTTTACTTTTGAGGGTCACGAAATTCTTACAGCATACGCAAAGTATTTGCTTATGCACCTAAAGGGGCAGTTCAATGAAAGACAGTAAAAAATTATTGTTCGAGATCATGCCGTTAGATGAACTTGAGCAGAGATTGAAAAAAACGTCTGCCGATATTCACAAGCGACAAGCTGCTCTCGACAAGGAAAAAAAAGAATTAGATATCATACTTGGTATCTACGTTAAAAGAATACAGCAAGACGAGAATTACTTAAAAATAATCGAAACTTCTATGAAATCCTTGTAGCTGCAATCATGGCATTGAGATACCATTGTGCTTTCAATAGATCTTCAATGCCATTTTTGTTTTTATATCTCCACAAATATTTCATCACATTACCACGGCAATAATCGGGGTACGCATCGCCCAGGGCAGCGCGGATTGCGTCGATACACTCGATGTCGCCGTTGCGATAATGCGCTGGTAAGTTTACGGGATCATCTTTCATATTTTAGAAATCTTTCCAACGATCGCTTCGAAATGTAAATATTGGATCGTGATGGTCCTTCATATTCCGTTGGTCGTCTGTGGCTTTCCAATATCCCATTTGTAACCAAGCGTCGAACCTTACGTCTGGCTTTGTCATCGTCTGTACCAAACAAAATTTTTGCAGCGTCCCTGGTATCAAAGACCAGTTTGTCGAGGAATACTTCGTGTACGAGATTAGCTGAAGTCATCGTCAATACTCGTAGTTGCTTCGATTTCGTTTGGATATAGTGTGAATTTTGCGACGTTTGGAAAGTTACGCACGTCGTCGCCTTGTCGTGCCTGGATAGTGCAGCGTAAATTTATTTGGTTCTTTGACAATATATTTACCGCTTCGCGGATCGTCGCTTCTTGCGCTGGGGATATGCGGTCAAACTTACTAAGATCCTCGTTCCAAAGTCCAGCGGGACTGAACCAGCCAGACAATCGAAACTCTTTTTCGTTCATCGTAAACTTGCTACAGCTAAAGTGTGGTTTGTTACTCATATTGGTATGTCCTCTCTAATTGATGATAGTTTGCCTACTTCGATCTGCCCTTTTTTTACGTTGTACCAGCTAAGAATTTCTTGGTATTCCTTTTGCTTGTCTTTCTTAAATCTATCTAACCATTGTCTGTTTTTTTCTTTCCAGGCATTAAGGTGTGATTGCTGCTTGCAGTTATCTAAATCGTCAAGCAATCGATTGTACTGGTCTATGAACATTTGTTCTGCACTGTACTTGCCAGGCTTTTCCATATTATTTTTGTTCTCGATGCTATCGTTGACCTGGTTTGCCCAGTTGCGTATGTCGTCAGAAAGTTGCGGTTCGGGTGCGGGTTCTGGATCTGGCTGTGGTTCGGGTTCGGGGTCTTTCTTGCGTGGTTCTACATTATTGGGTTTGGCTTCTTCAAATTCGTCTGCTTCGTCTTGTGCGTAGTAATCACCCGCCACGTTCAGCAGCTTGAGTATCACACGATCCTTGGCACGTTTCTCTGCCATAGCATACGGATAATTATTTTTATTATTGCTTGGTGCTGCTTCACCAATTGCCCATTCTGCTCGATCGCCCAGGTGTCCCGTCACACACATAGCTGCCACCCTTTTGTCGGGATCATTGGCAATCATCGCGGGGGGATCGAACCTTATTTGCTTATGCGCTGCAATTTTTTCCAATGCTTTATGTTTTACGCATGTGACGCTTCTACCGCCGTGTTTAACTTCCCAGGTGTTATCTTTATAATCTAGTTGTAAATCTTTCATCAATTCTTTGATGACATCATCCATGATATGACCTCCATAGTTCTTCGGCATGTTGTAAGTATTCGGGTGGTTTTCTGCCCCATTCGTAAAAGTTTGGAAACTCGTCTGCTAACAAATCTTTTGTGCTTTCTGATCGTTGCAGCTTCAGTTCGATCGCCATGTTCTTTGCGACGGTATCGCTGACATACAAGCGTAGGTTATCTTCGTGCAGACAATCGCAATTTTCGGCTGTCAGCAGCCTATAGTCATCTTTGCTGGCATACAGTAAGAACGGTGGCTTGTGGTTGTTCAATGCCCAAAATCCCGCGACCTGGGACAAATTATTCTCTAGCCACATGTTACCCGATAGCTTGTTCGGAAGTGACGGTCGTCTGGTTCCCGACTTTGTGTCCGCTATTGTGTATGTTTTGACTTTAAGATCGCCCCGTACATCATAGTCTGGCAGTGTAGAGTAAGGCAGCTTGTTTCCTGGTATCACACCGAATAGTTCTTGTTCACCAATATATCTGTTGGCTTTGTGCATGGCTTCTTTCAGACCGATGATAGCGTTCTTTGCTATGTCGGGTATGTGATCGACTTGTAGATCTTTATTTTCTTTATCGTTCTTGAGCCAGGTGTTCGGTTCGTATGCCATAGCTTGTTCCAAACCCGCAGCTGTGGCTTGTGATATATCCATGTTATCTATCAGCACCATGTCGCAGATCGCCTGGACCACACGTCCCGCCATCATCGCTGCGTTATCGTCGCCGTTGTGCTTACGATCTAATATCTTAACATACTTCCAGCAATCCGCTTTCTGTGCGGGTGTAGCGTCATTAGAGTGAATGACTTTCCAGGCATCGTTTACAAGCGGTCGAGCGTAGCACTTCTCAAAGAATATCTGTGCCTTGCTGCGGACACGGTAATTACTGTGGTGAAAATAGTCGTGTCGTGATGCCCATTGTACGTCGGAATCAATCATTAAAATATCCTAAAAACCTTTACGTTTTAGATTAAGTTAATGTACGTTTTGCGTCAATAAGTTTTGTCGTGAAACGTCAACTAATTATTTTAGCTGCCATCCCAATGTTAGCGGAGAATGGAAAGATGCAATGATTGGTGCTGCCCAAACTAGGTCAACACCAGGTCGCTGACGACCCGCTGTTACTGCGGACCCGATAGTAAATTTACCGCTTGGTTCGGGATAAATAAAACCCATATTAATTGCGTTTGTCCAGCTGTCATTGAGTTTATTCAATCTTGTAAGTTCAGATTGTGTAATTTTATAAGCGCATAGTTGCGTGTAACACGTTTGATCTATTATGCCTTCATTCAAAATGTAATTACCATTAAAGACATGCAGCGTGTTATTCATAGGTCCACGATCTTCCCATATGCCTTTGTAGGACGCTGGCAAGGTCATTGGTGGCACGATTTGCTCTATTTTACTGGTTACATCATCAACATAGATTGTGCCGTCATGGTGTTTACCAATAATTTCCATAGGCTGTATGTCGATGATTAATTCTTCGAATTCGCAGTCCAGGATGTCGGCATATTCACGCAGATCCTTCAGTGTAAGCGAGTGCTTACCAGCCATTTGACGCGACAATGTACCTTGTTCGATACCCTTCTTTTGGGCAACGTGTTTCTTTTTAATGCCACGCTTCTCGATGGCTCGACGTAATAGTTCGCCTGACATATGGTCATCCATTAATGCTAGTGGGAGAGTTTTTTGTAATCCTCTATTGTTCATTGTTATATCCTCGCATGACGTTTTTCGATAGGCTTTTTTTTATAGCCTACATTGACTAAGCGTTAAACGTCAAGGTATAATCTTTTCTATCTAAGTTTTATTTATGAACGGATCGATTTATTTTGACGTTAGACGACTACAGAAAAAAGAAAAACTGGTCTTATGGTCAGCTGGCACACTTGCTGGATGCGGGTCATGCACAGATGGCTAGACGCTGGTGTTTGCCCATGAAGCACAAAGATAGGCTTGTACCAAGGCAGCGTTACATGTCCCGTATTATTGAACTGACAAAAGGGGAAGTGCAGCCGAATGACTTCTTTATCGAGCGTGGCTAGTCCGTGATCCGTGTGTATTCATCGGAAGATGATTTGCAAAAGCACGTCATCAAATGGCTAGAAATAGTTCTGCCACAACCCCACTTAATTCATCACAGTCCGAACGAAGGACGACACCATGTCAACTATCGTCACAAACAGAAGCTGATGGGTGTTGTACCAGGGTTTCCCGATATCATCATCATGCTGCCAAACACGATGCCATTGTTTATCGAGTTGAAGCAGCCGAAGAATTATCCCACAGATCAGCAGCGCATTGTTGGTGAGCAGCTTATTGGTATGGGGTATGACTATGCCGTTTGTCGATCCATTGTGGAGGTCAAAGCGTTTTTGACAGCGGAACGGCACAACATCGACTTGCAGATCAAAGGACACGCACGGGTCATGCTGCAAGTGGAACAACATTTACAAGGAGAGATCGATGCCAAGAGGACGACCAAGGAAAGAGCAAAGCAAATCGTCAAAACCATCCCCAAAAAAGAAAGCAGTCAAGCAGCCAGCTGAAGAAAAAACAGAAGATGTTTTGTTTCAGCAGAAGTTCTGGCACGAGGACGAAAGCATACCAGCCTGGCGACGCTGGATAAAAAAAATACTGGGTATATGACAAAGTATGACCTGGTATGACACAATGCGACCACGCCCCAAAGATTTACTCTTGACAGAAATTTTTGGAGGTCGTTACAATCGCCGAAGGCGCACAAGGCATAGCTATGCACTCAATGTATTGCACTCAAAACTGGTATCTAAAAACTCACCACGCAAATCGTGTCTAGTTAAGCGTGACTAAGCATGAGTGTCAGAGCAAAGACAGATCCCAGGCTGCGCGACATGGCAGCACTCGATGCGTTGTTTCTCGAAGCTGCGGAAACTGAACGAAAGTTACCCTCCGCTATCCGTAAACAAAAGATGGCAAGCTGGGTCGAGTACGTCAAAACATGGGAAAGTTATGGCTGGCATGATTTCACACCGTCGTTACCAAAAGCAACACCAGAGCAAGTCACACGATTTGAACTGGCTATGGATTTACTAAACGATACGGACATGGATGCGGACGACAAGCGACTGATCTGGGCAGTGGCGCATAGCGCAGCGTTCAACGAACGGGGTCCACGCTGGTCTGCCCTGGGACGTAAAATGCGTGTCGATCATCGCACCGTGCGTCGTAAATATACCGATGCTTTGGTTCGCTTGTATTACAAGCTTTGACGTTTACCGAAAGGAAATCTTTGACCAGGACACAAATTGTTGTATGAATGGCATGAGAAGGACGGTATATTTTGTATAATCGGTCAGACGTGTCTGGCTTATTTTTTCATTACAGTATCCTTCCTTCACAGAATGCGGACCCCTTGTTATATCCTCGCAGATTGGCGTGGGGTTCGCACCCTTTTCATCATGGTCAAAAAAATTTATCAGAACAAAAAAGGTGGTCTGAACCAAAAGGGACGTG